CTAACAATGGCTGGTGTATTAGATTACACTCCTGCTCTTAACGCTAACTTAAACGTAGATGACACAGGTAATACATTTGCTGGTGTGATCAACGGTAAGTATAGAGTTTATATCGATCCATTTGCTGCTAACAGTGCTGCAACACAGTACTATGTTATCGGTTACAAAGGTACTTCTCCTTACGACGCTGGATTATTCTATTGCCCATACGTTCCTCTACAGATGGTTCGTGCAGTGGGTCAGGATACATTCCAACCCAAGATTGGATTTAAGACCAGATATGGTATGGTCGAGAACCCATTCTCACAAGGTACAACTGCTGGATCAGGAACACTTACTGTTAATGCTAACCGCTACTACAGAAGAGTTTCTGTTACAAACCTTATGTAATTTACATTACATACTTTTCAAGGAGACCCGAAAGGGTCTCTTTTTTTGTGTCTAAATAGTAATATGAATGATAAAGAAGCCGTAAAACTCATTATCAAAAGATCAAAGAAAAATCCGATTCTGTATTCACAAGCAGAGATTCTCTATGCTAAGAGAATCAAAAAAATGAAAAAGAAGTTAGATGACTGATTCTGTTTCACCCTTTGATAAACAAATTGCCAATAGGAACTACATGTCTCCTCTTGGTTTCAAGTTAATCTTGACTAAAACTCCAAAGGTTGATTTTCTTTGCCAATCTGCAAACATACCTCAAATAAGCATGGGAACTGCAATTCAACCATCTTATTTGAAGGATATTCCTGTGCCTGGCGATAAAGTTTTATACGATGATTTAAACGTTCGTTTTCTAGTAGATGAAAAGATGGAAAACTATCTTGCAATCTACAAGTGGATCACTGGTCTTGGATATCCAGAATCTCTAGGACAATATGATCAACTCCGAAAAGATGATATCAGAACTAATGCAAGTTTAAAGGATGAGGGAGATCCTAGATACTTTGAATTTTCAGATGCTACACTTCAAGTTTTAGGTAGCAATTATAAACCAAGTGTTTTAATTAATTTCAAAGATGCATTTCCTATTTCACTTTCAACATTAGAGTTTGATGTATCTCAACGTGACTACAGTTTCTTCACCGCATCAGTGACTTTTAAATATACAATATATGACATTACTGATCCAAATGGTGTTAGACTAGATAATAAACCCAAAAAATAATTTTACATGATTAATCTTGAGAAGATTCAGTCCATGTGGCAAGAGGACTGTAAGATTGATATTGACAATATGCATGAAGAATCAATCAAGATTCCTCAACTGCACTCCAAATATCATGAGGTAATGAACAATTTAATCTTATTGCGAACGAAAGCTCAGAAGATACAAAAGAGTGTTCGTCATGAAAGATATGAATATTATTCTGGAAAGGCAGATCCAGATGTATATGAACGAGAACCTTTTCCGAAGAAAGTTAGAGATAAAGACGCATTGATCAGATATATGGATGCTGATGAACGAGTTTCAGAAGCAAATTTAAAAGTTGAATACTACAATGTAATGATTAATTACCTTGAGAGTATTCTTAAACAGATATCGAATCGCACATATCAAATTAAAAACTCAATTGAATGGCATAAGTTTCAAGCTGGATTTGCATAATGGAATCAAATTTTATAAGAGCATATAGTGATGTTTTTTCTTCATCTCTCTGTGATAATTTAATTGATACTTATGAAAAATTATGGAGAGAGAAGGAAGAACAATTAAAAAAGATAAGTTTGTGTTATACCGAAGATGGTGTAAAGACATGTGGTGCTTGTAATTGTCAAAGACTTGATATTATGCAACATCAAGAATTTAGAGAACCTTTTAATATTGTAATGAATGGAATTCAAACTGTGATAAATCAATATAAAATTGACACTCAATTACATTCATGTCAATGGCCAAAAGAATATGGGTACGAACATTTAAGAATCAAAAGATATTTTTGTGATGACAATCAACAACATGATTTTCATGCTGATGTGACTAATCTTGAATCTGCAAAAAGATTTTTATCAATAATTTGTTATCTTAATGATGATTTTGATGAAGGTGAAACTTTTTTTCCACATTTTAATTTACAAGTTAAACCAAAAAAAGGAAAGATTGTTTTATTTCCATGCACTTGGAGTTATCTACATAAAGGTAATCCAGCAGTAAATGGTCATGCAAAATATATTTTAGGATCATTTTTAAATTATACCAATCATCAAAAATTTAATCGTATTGGTGACAAGAATTTAGGTATTGAAAATATATGACACATCTTATTATCAAAAAGAAGAATGAAGTTTTTATTACGATAGAATCTGAACAATATGTGTATCATGAACTTTCAGATCATTTTACATTTGAAGTTCCTGGCGCAAAGTTCATGCCTCAATATCGTAATAAGTATTGGGATGGAAAGATTCGTCTTTATGATATGAGAAAGAATGAGATCTATACAGGACTTGTAGATCGGGTGATATCATTCTGTAATCGAAAAGGATATACTTATGAGTTTGAAGGAAGTAAATTTTATGGATTACCATTAGAAGAGAATGAATTAATCTCACCAGCTGGTGTGACTGATTATGTAAAGAGCATATCAAAACATAAACCCAGACCATATCAGATCATGGGTGTTCATGATGCACTCAAACATAATCGTAAGTTATTATTATCACCAACTGCATCTGGTAAGTCATTGATGATCTATGCAATTACTCGATATCATGTTGAAAATAAACGTCGTATATTAATTGTCGTTCCAACAACATCACTTGTTGAACAAATGTATAAAGACTTTGAAGATTATGGTTGGGATGTTGAGAAATATTGTCATCGAGTTTATGCTGGAAAAGATAAAACCAGTGATTATGATGTTACAATTACAACATGGCAATCAATTTATAAGTTAGATCGTAGATATTTTGGTAACTTTGATGTAGTAATTGGTGATGAGGCACATCTATTCAAATCAAAATCTCTAGTCAGTATCATGACAAAGATGCTTGATTGTAAATATCGATACGGTTTTACAGGAACACTTGACGGCACACAAACACACAAATGGGTGTTAGAAGGATTATTTGGCCCAACTTATAAAATAATTCGTACAGATGAGTTGATGAAGAAAGGATATCTGTCTAAATTAAATATCAAAGTTTTAACTCTCAAACATCCAGCAAGAAAGTTTGAGAACTATGAAGATGAAATACAATATTTAATCACACATACACAGAGAAATAATTTTATTAAAAATTTAGCGATTGATCAAAAGGGTAACACGTTAATATTATATACAAGAGTTGAGAGTCATGGACTTCCTTTATTTGAACTCATAAATAGTAGTAAGGAAGAACACAGAAAGTGTTTCTTTGTTCATGGAGGAGTAGATACTGAGGATCGAGAAGAAGTTCGGACAATCACAGAAAAAGAAGATAATGCAATCATTATCGCATCATATGGAACTTTCTCAACTGGTATTAATATTCGCAACTTACATAACGTTATATTTGCATCACCCAATAAATCAAAAATAAGAAATTTACAAAGTATAGGAAGAGTTTTAAGAAAGGGTGATAATAAAATTAAAGCAACTCTGTTTGATATTGCCGATGATATTACATACGGATCTTCTAAAAACTATACTTTAAATCATATGATGGAGAGGGTGAAAATTTATAATGAAGAAAACTTTAACTATGAGATGCTCACGATACCTTTAAAAAAATGTCAGATAAATTTTTAGCAGTTATAAAACTTAAAACAGGTGAAGAAGTTATTGCAAAAATCGAACCTTCACCAGAATTTGATGTCATAGCTTTAAATTATCCAGCTATGATTGGACACTCCTCATTTTCTCGAAAGCCAGGAATCAGTGTTATTAAGATTGAACCTTGGATTAAGACAGGTCGTGAAAAGACATATATAGTGGAGATGAGTAACGTTATCACTACATGTGAGATATCTGATAAAGAAGTTATCTCCGCTTATAATAACTTTGTAAAAGCATATTATGAAACTGAGGTTCCTCAACTTAAACCAAAACCAAGAA